AGGGAGACCTTGGTTTAATCATTGCAGTTCGTGGAGAACTATACGAACACAGTTCTGGAGATATGTCTTTATCTAAGTACATGCTTCCTTATCTTGCCATGGGTTCTGGATCAGAGTATGCATATGGAGTTCTATATGCAACAGATAAGCAGAAAAATGCAAGGAATAGAGTAATGCAAGCAGTAAATGCTGCTATTAAATTTAACCCATCATGCATGGGTCCAGTTGACATTGTCAGTGCTTAGGGGTATAATTATTATATGTTAGAAGAAATAGATCACGATGAGTTTACTATATGGTTGGAAAACGGTATAGATAGAGGGTGGATTACAGAACCATTCTGTAACACCCATGATGGAGATCCATACATGACTGCTGAAGAACAGCAGGAATGGGAAGACGGTGGAGATCCATGTCAAGTAGTTTTTAAAATAAAAGAATAAACAAACAACAAACAAGGAGAAAAAATGAAGAAAGCACTACTAGCACTACTATCAGCATTACTTGTAATCACAGTAGTTCAGCCAGCACAGGCACAAGATGAAAGAGTATTGGCAATTATTGACACTGCCATCAACTCTAATAACTTCCCTCAAATTATTCATGAGGTTTGCTTTACCACTGTAAAGTCAAAGGTTGTTTCTCAAAACATGTCTTGCCCTAATGGAGAACTATTTATGGAGGGCAAAGGAGCAGCATCTGCTCCATGGCCAACATCAATTAACAATGCTACCTACCATGGTGATTCAATGGTAAAGTCTGCTCTTACCGTTAATCCAAATCTAAAAATTGTTTTCATTAGATTTAATGATGTTACAACACTTGGAAATTCAAGGGGAGATGCAAGAGCCTTAGCACTAGCATTTGATTGGGTATCAAAAAATGCTGCTAAGTATAGTATTGATGCTCTTTCAGTCAGTCAATCTTCAGTAAGTACAGGAAACCTTAAACTATGCACAAGCGATACAGTAACTGTCAATGCAGTAGCATCTTTGACTGCAAATAATATTCCTGTTTTCGTTGCGGTAGGAAATGATCGACGCAAAGATGTTGTAGGATTTCCTTCATGTGTTAATGGGGTCATCGGTGTAGGCGCATTAGGCAACGCAACGCAACTAGAAGGATTGACAAACACAGGTCCTGGACTTGATATGGTTGCTCCTGGTAAGGTTCGTATCACTAAGTACAATGGCTCTCCAACAGATACTGCTGGAAGTTCTGTGGCAACTGCAGTTTCTGCAGCCTCATATGTAAATCGCAACACCTTTAGCACTTTTGGAGAGTATTTGTCGTCTCTTTCAAAGATTGTAATAGGGTCTGCCTCTTACATTCGTAATTAAATATCAGTCCTGGGTATGACTAAAAACTGCCCATGATATAATTATGGTGTCATATCAACAAGGAGGAATATTATGGCAGTAAAAGGTTCAGTAGAAGCAATCGTTGAGGTTGCAAAGAAAGAAATAGGGACTATTGAAGGTCCTAAAGATAATGAAACAAAGTACGGTGCATGGATTAAGGTTAACTTCCAACCATGGTGCCAGTCCTTTGTTTCTTGGTGTGCATTTACTGCGGGAGTAAAATCATTCCCTAAGTCTGCATCAACAGTAGCAGCATCAGATTGGTTTAAGAAGGCTGAGCGTTGGTCAGATGCTCGTAACGATGATCCACAAGCAGGAGACTGGATTTATTTTGATTTCCCAGATGATGGTGTAAATCGTATTTCACATGTTGGTCTTTGCATTAAGAACAACGGTGATGGAACTATCCAAGTTATTGAAGGAAACACTTCAGGAACTGCAAAGGGAGATCAGCGCAACGGCGGAATGTGCGTAGAAAAAACTCGTGCATATGTAAAGAACAATAAGAAAAAGTTAATCAATGCTGTAGTTGGTTGGGGTCGTCCAGTTTATACTGGAGAAGAAAATGCTCCACTACTAAGTAAAGCAGAAGCAACTACACCTACAAAGCCTGCTAAGAAAGCAGTAAAGAAGTCCGCTGGTGGCGGAGGAAAAGGTCATGTGGCACTATAATGGAATCTAAAAAGAAATCAGTACTAAAAACAATCAGTTGGCCATTTGTACATTTTACTTTTGTTTCTGGAATTTTATTTGCAGCAAGCCATATAATTTATGGTGAGTCTGAATGGGAGTATGTTGGACTATATGCACTTTCATACATGGCATTAGAAATGACATTCTATTACCTACATGAGAGAGTCTGGGCAAAGTTTGGACACAAGGTAAAATAATGCGTATTAAAATTATTAAGTTTGTAGTAAAGGCTTTAGGCTATGAATGGTCTGGAGATGAACTTAAACTGCCTGTTTGGTATGTGAAGGAAAAGAAAAAGAATAAATAATGAAAATTATTGACAATAAAATTTTTATATTAGAAGATTTTATATCTCCTAATACTGCAAGTTTTATTGTAGAAAATTTTTCTAAAGACTTAAAGCCAACACCACACACTGGTATTTATGGAAGTATTAGCAATAACGATGAGAATACACATAAAATTTGTGGCAAAAACAAGGTTATAAATTATGATGGAACTAAAGATGTTGCAGTTGATCTACTTATGAGTCTTTTCCCTAGTATAGAAAAAACAATGTCTGAAATTTTTAAAAAAAATATCGTAATGAAATCCTTTTTTTATAGTCATATGAAATCTGGTGGGAAAAACTCTTTGCATTATGACAACCATGAGGATCAGTATACTAATGATTATTCTGGAATACTATATTTAGCAGACAGTTATACTGGAGGAGCAATAAATTTTCCCAACCAAGACTTAAAATTACATCCAAAGCCAGGAACATTTATATGTTTTCAGGGCACGGAAGACATTCAACATGAGGTACAAGAAGTAATAGACGGAGATAGAGTAAATATTATATGTTTTTTTAAGGAAATGGATATATATGCCAGCATATGAGTATGACTGCATGGCCTGTGCCATGAGGTATACAAAAGTTAGAAGCATGTCAGAAGACGATCCAGGCTATAAATGTGATACTTGCAATAAAGACTTGGTTCGTGTATACTCAGATATAGGAGTTACATTCAATGGCTCTGGATTTTATAAAACCGACAATCGGAAGGTATAATATGTTTACAATGCTTAAAGATGATGTAAAACCAGAATGGAAATTATCACCTTTAGATAGATGTGATAGGTGCAACGCAGAAGCCTTGGTTCAAGTAACTGGGCTAAATGGAGAACTATTGTTCTGTGGGCATCACTACAACAAGGTCATGGACAATGCTGTAGGATATGACAAAATGATGAAGTTTGCTATTACAATACTTGACGAACGAGAAAAGTTGGCGGTATAAAAATGTATGAATACTATGTAAGAAAAGTAGAGAACGTAGTAGATGGAGATACCATTGACGTTCTTATTGATTTAGGGTTTGATATTTTGTTTCAATCCCGTGTGAGATTGGCTGGTATTGATACCCCTGAGTCTCGTACGAAAGACCTGAAAGAAAAAGCACTTGGTCTTGAATCCAAAGAGTATTTAAAGAAGGCTCTAAAGGATGCTAAGTCTGTTGTAATTAAGACTGAAAAGATGAACTCATCTGAGAAGTATGGTCGCATTTTGGGCTGGCTATATGTTAATGGAGATACAGTGTCATTAAATGATATGATGATCAACGACGGCTATGCTTGGGGATACCTAGGTGATACTAAGGTAAAGGATTTTGACGCTTTGGTAAAGGCTAGAAAGAAGTCTGGCAAGTGAGCGATGAAGATAAGATATTTAATAAGTTAATTTTAACTGGTGGACTTAAGTTTGCTGGCAAAGATCCAGAAACGGGCGAAAATATGTATGTTAGAACAGAAATGTTAAAAGACATAGATCCTAATCTTGATCGAGAAATGACTTATTATTTTTCAGAGATAGCAATGAAGTTGTGGGAAAAAGGTTTTATTGACATGGACATTACTTCCCCTAACCCAATTGTAAACATAAGCGAAAGGGCTTTTGATATAAACAAAATAAATGCCCTTGATCCTAACGAGAGAACAGCGCTTAAACAAATTATAAAAGTTCTTTTCGATAAACAATGATAGAATTGTAGGATGGATGCGTTTATGAATGGCGCTTTAGGGGCAGGATTGTTAAGTATAGTCATGCTTTTACTTTTGTCTGTTTATATAGTTAGGTTACGGTTAAACTCAAGGGAACCCCAGATAATTAGCCAAGCAATGCTTCAGCACAGGTTCTCTAGCGGAAATAGGTATTCAAGAAAATTTAATACGAAGAGTCAGTCTAAAAATCATGAAAAAGAAACAAATGTTAGAGTTATCATCGTAGATGGCCAGGCGTACTGGATTAAAGATAACATTTTTTACAATGCCCCACTATTAAATGATATGGTTGATAAAGAGTCTGCACAAAGAGTTGACACAACTAACATGGATAAGGTACAATTAGATCAGATGTTGTTCATACTGGACAAACTAAGAGAAGGGATAAGTGATGATAGTAGGGGTTCAAGGGACACCTAGTTTCAAAAACTATAATATTTTTCTTAGAGCAATGGCAGTTGCATTATCTGAATTAAAAGAAAACGAGAAAGATTTTTATTTATATACTGCTGGTCCAGGAAACATTAGTGCAATGGCATCAGAGTTTGTAAATCTTTCTGAAAGAGGAATGAAGGCTAGAGGAAAGTCTATTAAACTGTTTAGGGTTAGCCCTGAATGGATTGAAGAAAACATAGACAGTTTTAATCATTTTGCTTTTGTTGCTAATCCAAAAGAGCAAGTTTCTAAAGTAGTTAACTTGTCAAGATCAAAGAACATCAACACAAACGTATACAACTTTTAAGGAGTACACACAATGATATCAATTAATTCTCTTGAAAAAATGGAAACAATCGTTTCTAAGAACAGCAACTTGTCCTGGGATGGGTGGGATGTTGTAGAGATGGTAAAGTCAAATAAGGCTTTTACATCAAAGCACGGAGCATTAAAAAATAATGCCTGGCATCTAAAAAAGATTTTTGTCGTTTCTAGAAGTGGATGGGAAATACCTGACAAGTATGTGAGGTAGTATGAATAAGTATAAATGGAAAGACGATGCTGCATGCCTGGATTATGACACAAATGTGTTTTTTGACAAGTATGAAGAAGATGAATTGCTAAGGCCTGCCGTAGATCTGTTATGTTCTACATGTCCTGTAAGAAAAGAATGTTTTTCTGTTGGTATTTCAGGAAAAGAATGGGGAGTTTGGGGCGGGGTATATTTAGAAAATGGAGAAATATCAAAAGAATTTTCTAGCCACAAGACAAAGACTGACTGGGGAACCACATGGCAATCCCTAACAATGGAGTAATATGTATACAGATCAGATGAGAAGAGCCTTTAGGTCTTTGGACTGTCCAAAAGGATTTTCTTTGGAAGTAATAGATAACGACAGTTTTATTACAGTCAAAGCAAAAGAAAAAGTTTTCATGTCTTTAGAAACAGTCGATCTTAAAAGACAGGCTGTAGAATATATGATTCGTGTTAAAAAGGCTTTAGAAGATAATGGGGCAATAGTCCTTTTAGTTAGAGAGGGTGGTAAAGAAGTATGATTGAATTAGTTTTAATTTTTATTCTGTCTATTCTTACTTCTTTGTTTTTATATCTTTATTTAAAACAAATAAAAAATAACAAGGCTATTCTTGCCAATACACTAAAACTATTGCTGCATCAACAACAAGAACACGAAGCCAACAAAACAGATAAAGAAAAATCTAATGAAGATTTTTTAAAATTTGTTTCAGATTCTCGTGATTGGGCATATCAATACATAGAAGAAGTTCAGGCTGGCCTTAAGTCATTTATTAATGAGGTTGGTCCCCAGGTTGAATACTATGATAGATATGGTGCAGCAGTAGATGGTATGGTTGCTCCACATGACTTCGCATTAAAAAAAATATCTTCAGAATTTAAAAAATTAAAAAACTTACTGCCAGAAGATTATGATAAAATAGTATAATGAAATTTTATTATTTTGGTGGTGTGTTTCAAGAAGAAAGTCCTGAGTCAGCACACAATCTAGAAAAAAGCAATTTTTCTGGCGTGATGTATACTTATGATCCAACACAAGGGGACATGTTTATAAGGGTTGCAAGAGAAATGAAACTAAACAAAAAAATAAAATATCTTATTGCAATCAGGCCACACACTATTTCTCCACAATATCTTAATGCAATTAGTCAATCAATGAGCGAAATAATGGAAAATAGGCTTCAAATAAATATTGTTCCAGGATACATCAAAGATCATGAACAGTCTATTGGTGGAATAGTTGGAAACGTAAATGATTTGTCTACTCCTCTAGAAAGATCAAAATATACTGTTGATTTTATTGAGTCTCTTGGCAAAATGATAAAAAGTATAGATCATTCTACTAACGCAGAAAATGAACCATTAAAAAATAGCCTAGATATTTTTATTTCTACAACAAATAGTTATGTATTAGAAGCAGTAAAAAAGTATAATAACAAAATCATACTTCCATACCACATATATAAAAGAGGGTTTTGGTCAGATGTTCATAAAGATCCTTCATTAAAAATTCCTATCGATATCAAAGACACTGAAGTAATGATAACCATGACACCTATTATTAGAAAAACTGAAGAAGAACTTAAATCATTGCACAACTACTCCTTAAGGCCAGTGTGGAGAAAAGGAGAAGTTCCAAAAGTAATAGATGACACCGAATACTTTACTCATGAAAGTTTTGATGAGTTTGTTAATACTCTTGAGCAAGATGGCATAAACCATTTATTAATAAATGCTGTGCCAAGGCAAGAAAGGAATATTATTATTCCATTTATCAAACAGTATTTGGATTCTAAACAATGATAGAATTTAAGTCATACGACCAACTTTCTTTTGAACCATTAGGAACCTGCAGCGTTATTGGCTGCGATGTTGATGGAGAAAAATTATTTAGCACTGAAACAAAAATTTTAGATATCTGTTTAAATCATTACACACAACTACAAAAATCGAGGGAATAAATGAAAGAAATATTACTATCACTATCAGTAGGGCTTACTTTAGGCATAATTATCCTATCAATAAGCGCAATATCCCCAATTAAGATTCCAATCCCTGCTCCCCCAGTTTTTGCTGGAGTTGCTGGTATAATTGGATTATGGCTTGCTCAACCAGTTTGGACAGCCATATCGAAGTTCATATCCTAGGAGGAATAAAATGAATGAACAAATTAAAAATGCACTAGCGTCATACGGACGATCAGTACTTGGAGCAGCAACAGCAATGTATGCCTCTGGTGTAACTGATCCACAGACACTAGCATACTCACTACTTGGAGCACTTGTGCCCGTAGTATTGAGAGCAGCAAATCCATCTGATCCAGCGTTCGGTAGAATGCCATCAGTAAAAGACGTAGATGTTGCAGTTAAGAATGCAAAGGTAGTTAAGAAGACTGCCAAGAAGGCTCCAGCAAAGAAGTCAACTCGCAAGAGTGGCGGAGGCGGAACAAGCCATAACGTATTGTAATCAAAAATACAAATAAGATTTGACGGTTGTTATTTGACAGCCGTCTTTTCTTATGCTATAATATTATGCCTGCCCATATGGGGGGTAATTTAACTTATTCGCTTGAAAGGGGAATAAAATGAAACAAACATGGTCAACACTGGATCTATTTAATGATCCTTTTTTTATTGGCTTCAACAGAGAGTTGAATCGCCTAAACAATGCATACAAAACAAACTCACAGTCATATCCACCTTATGATCTTATCAAACTAGATGAAGATACATATAGGATATCTCTTGCGGTTGCTGGTTTTTCCAAGGGAGATATTGATGTCTCAGTAGACAATGGAACTCTTATTATTAAGGGAGAGATTGTAGATGTAATAGATGCAGAGGTAGTCCATAAGGGTATAGCAGGACGAAAGTTCGTAAGATCTTTTGCTCTTGGTGAGTATATGGAAGTGACCTCGGCAGAACTAAAAGATGGCATGCTAAATGTAAATGTCATCAGGGTAGTTCCAGAAGAAAAGAAACCTAAGTCTATTAAAATTAAGTAGTATAATAGACAGTATTCCGTCATGATACATGCAGTTGCTTATAGCAACCTTATTGCTGAGTACGGAGGACCAGGGTAATTACCTGGGGGACCTGAGCAAGTCTACTAAACTGCTCCATTATTATGTTACAATATAGTTGTCCCCATACAGGACCTTAGAGATGGCTTAGTTACCCATTGATATATACCGTGGCCTTCGTGCCTGAATTGCCTGTATGGGGCTTCTAATGCCCTTAAAAGGCTATATAATGGGTATATCTATGACAGACAAAGAGTTGTCCGCTTACAATAAGAAACAGTTTAAGCAGAGACTTACAGAGATAAAAGAGGCTGCTGGTTGTGCTGATTGTGGGAATAAGAACCCTATAGTCTTAGATTTTGATCACCTAGGAAATAAAAAATACAATGTTTCAAGGATGGTCCACGACGGGATGTCCTGGAAGGCCATTAAAAAAGAGATAGAAAAGTGCGAGGTAGTTTGTGCCAACTGCCACAGGATAAGGACTCATAATAGGTTTTTAGGTCTTACAAAGTGATATAATAGTTAGATGTTAAAAGAAGGCGACTTTGTTATGGGATCAACCTCTGAGGGGGTTATTCATGGCGTTATAGAGCACATTATGACTGAGGGTGGAATACTTGGTACTCCTGGATCAGAATATGCTTTGGTTTCAATGCCACCAGAAAACCCAGCAATGTCAGTTAGAATACACAAAGAAGAAAACGGTACATGGAAGCCAACAGCATACAGTATTGGCATGATGTACAAGGATGCTGAAAAAGCAGATATGGATAATCACTCAATGGATTCAGAGGTTGCTATGGCAATGTACGATTCGCAGATGGGCAAGTCGTATAAAGAAGAAGAAAAGATTAAAAAAGAATACGAAGGCTGTGGCTGTCCAATGTGTAAAGAACTAAATGTTACATGCGAAGAATGTCCTCAGTGTCAGGCTGGAGAAATGAAATCAGATTGCTGTGGTAATGTAAGTAAGCAAGCACCTTGTTGGGATGGATATGTTCAAAGAGGAATGAAGCCAGGAGACAATGGTAAGCCAGTTCCTAATTGTGTACCTGCTGCAAAAGCAGATGATCTATTTGAAGATGATGATACAGTTGAATACGAAACAGATTCAGTTTCAAAAGCGGACGGATACTCACCACCAGCAGGAGCAAGATCTGCTGCTCGTAGAGCAATTAAGTTTAAGGAAGATGGAAAAGCAAATGGTGCTGGAACTGCAGTTGGTTGGACTCGTGCAGGGCAGTTAGCAAGAGGAGAAACTATCTCTCTCAGTACTGTTAAGAGAATGTTCTCGTACTTCTCACGCCATGAAGTAGACAAGAAGGGTAAGGACTGGGGCAACTCAGCAAACCCATCTAACGGATATATTATGTGGCTTGCATGGGGTGGAGATGCAGGATTCTCTTGGTCAAGAGGAATTGTTAATCGTGAAAAAGATAAAGCATTGTTTGCCGAATTTGGTAAAGATCATACCAAGGTACAAAGAGAAACACACACGATATAATGGGAAACAGAAAAGCATCTGGGAAGTTTAGGACAAAGCATCCATTTAATCCTGTTCAGATTAAAGACGGAATGATTGTTCGTTTAAGAAAAGACGGGACAGTTAAAGCAGTCCTTGGTAAATACGGAGAATACAAGAAAGATAAATAGTGAAAGAACTAATACATTTTACAGCAGACTGGTGTGGCCCCTGTAAAAGAATTGCCCCTATTATAGAAGAGTTTCTCATAAACAACAAAGATGTTTATTATTATAAGGTAGATGTGGATAAAGAATTTAATAAGGCAGAAATATACAATGTTCAGTCAATACCGACACTAATATCCAAGATTGATGGAAGAATTCATGATCGTGTTATTGGTGTTGTTTCTGAGTTTACTTTGAAATCAATGTTTAGTTGATAAAGAATTAAACAAATTAATTAGATCATTTGTATATTTTTCATAATCCATTTCAACAATAAGATTGCCATCTATTAATTTATGGATTTTTATATCTTTTCCTATTTCAAAAAGAATATCTTTTATTTCTTTTTCTAGATCCATAAATCAATTATATCAGAGTAAAATTTAGGAGGGTGTGGTGTTGCAACATAGGCTATAAAAGTTTCCCGACAAATATAGGCTAACCACACCCTTGATACTATTATATCACCCTACCTACAGATTGTGAAGTTGTATTCTTTTTCCCATTTAACAATATCAGCCTCGTCATTTAGCAATGGCTGTCCCTTAATGTTAAGACTTGTGTTTAAAAGGACGGGAACACCAGTTTCAAGGTAAAATTTATTGATTGCTCTCCATAGGCCACGGTGTTGATCTTTATTTACAGTCTGAACCCTTGAAGTTCCATCTGCATGAACTACAGATGGGATCTTTTCTGGTTGTAGACACTTGACGGTATATTGCATATAAGGGCTTGCAAAGTCCATATCAAACCATTTAGATGCACACTCTTCCATAACTACTGGAGCAAATGGACGAAACAACTCTCTTTGTTTAATTAGATTGACTTTATCTTTAATGTTTGGATCTCTTGGATCTGCAAGTATGCTTCTATTTCCCAGTGCTCGTGGACCGTACTCGGCTCTACCTGTTGCTACTGCTACGATTCCATCTTTTAATATACCGTCCACAATTTGCTGAACAGGATACTTGCCTCCAAGATTATAGCCAAGATAAGGAGTCTTCCATTCAAGGTGCTTTCCGTATAGGGCTGCTGCTGCACCCAAAGAACTACCAGCATCTCCTGGGTTTGGCATGATCCAAATCATATCAAAAATATTCCACAGCAATGTATTTGCTGAAGAGTTAAGGGCACAACCACCCATAAATACCAAATTCTTTTTACCAGTAATAGAGTATGCCATATGCATAAAGTCATTAAGTCTTTGTTGATATACTACTTGTACCGCTGCAGCAATATCAAACCTATCTTGTTCTGTAATAGTCATGCACCAGTCATTAATTCCTTTATGAAAGTTATATTTTTGTTGATCATATTTTGGAAAATACTCATCTACTTCTTTATAATATCTTTTCCAATTTCCATAAGCAGCCATGCCCATCATAATATATTCTTCTTGATTTGGCATTAGCCCAATCAACTTTGTAAATGCAGAATAAAATAATCCAAAACTAACAGGATAGTTTTGCTTATACTTTAGTTTAATCTTATCTCCTTCACCAACCCATATTGTAGATGTGTTGTATTCACCAATTGCATCAAGCACTACGATTGCAGCACTACTAAAGGCGCTTGTATAGTAGCCTGCTGCTGCATGGGAATAGTGGTGGCTAAAAGATTTTCTTGGAATACTATCTATGCTAAACCTTGGCTTCCATTCCCCAGATCCACCCCTTAAAGCCAGCCTGGAGGCCTTTAGGAATGGCTTTTCATAGTAGGCAATGTGATCTGGTCTACCATATTGTAAGGCATCTTTTATTAAACTATCATTCACATACCAGTCATTTTTTTGCTTGCTATATCTTTCAGCATGCCCTGCAAAAAGTATCTCTCCATCTTCAATTAATGACACAGATGCGTCGTGAGAAGTTTCATTTATTCCCAATATTATCATTAGTAAATAAAGTTTTTCTTTTTTCTTTTTCTATTTTTAAAAAATAGAACTATTTTATAATACATCCATTTAATTTCATTAATCATTTTTTATTTGTTCATACCTTTCAACAAATTTTTCTGCTATGTGCTGATGTACATGAATGCCCCAATGTCCCAATTTTTTTTTGCCATCATAATCCGCAGCCCAGTTATAGAGAACATTATCTTTAAAATCTTTATGACATTCTTTGTGTTTATTCTCCATTAAAAGATTAGTTTCAGAACTATATTTGTTTTTACTAAATACATTGTTTAAATATTGAAATTCTCCCAATACATTTGATGTATTTATATAATTTTTTAATACATTTTTTGAGTTTTGTTTTATATGAGAGTTAATACCCTCATCGTCTTCATAAAAACTCCAAATTAGTTTTATATTATTAGACTCGCAATATTGTTCTAAAAATTTTACAAACATAAAATTATAAAACAAAACAAAATTTTTAGGAATTACACGAGACGGATCGTGTGGCGCTTTAGAAAATTTTAATAAACCAGGTTCATAAAAATATGATACAGATATGCGAGGCGCTTCATCTTTTTTGGTTTCTAAAGAATTTCCTGTACTAAATTCAAATTTTCCTGGAGTTAAAACATATTCCATCCTATACAAAGGAAGTAGTGCTAGAATTATTTTAGGATTTCCTATTTCTTCAAAATATTTAAATGCTTTATATACCTGCCCCCCAGCGCTATCACCCATAATTGCCAATCTAGAATATTTTTTATTTAAATATTTGCAAACAAGATCAGGCCATGTGAAATTATTTGGAATTCCAGTTCCAAATGTTTGAGAGCATCCTAATACTAAAACTTCGTTATCTTTGTCAAACTGATCCGACCTATACCCATGATTATTTATATCATAATATACCACATCTACAGTATCAATCGGATTTGTCTGTCCTGCACCACGATCAATTTCTGCAACTGTAGATAATTGTGACAAGGTTCTATCAAATAAGCAAGTTTCTAAATAATTTTTTAAAAGTTCATCTTCTATAAGTATGGGATCCATTTTTTTTATTTTACAATTCTGATACCTGATAAGAACTAGGATAATGGGTAATAGATCCATCTGTAGATATTAAAAATTTTTCAAAATTCCAGCCAATGTCTGCTCTACCAGTAACTTCTTTGCAGTACTTATATATTGGATGGGCATTTGGTCCATTTACATCTACCTTTTTAGAAATTGTAAAGGTTACACCATAATTTGTTGTACAGAAATCTTTAATTTCTTGATCTGTACCTGGCTCTTGATTGCCAAATTGATTACATGGAAACCCAATTACAACTGTATTTTCATTTTGTATTTTTTGCAAATCCGCATACTGTGTAGTATAGCCACAATGGCTTGCGGTATTTACTATTAATATATTTTTTCCTTTAAAATTATTTAGTTTTATTTCATTTCCAAAGTTATCAGTAAGTGATAAATCATATATGCTCATAAAAATTTCTCCTTTAAGGTCTATAGTTTAATTATACCATAAAGGAGAAATATTATATTTTAATATATTAAACAGCAATTAGTTCTTGATCAACAGAATGAACATATGCTGGGTTTACAATTGATTTTTCTCCAGCCATCAATCTTTCGATATGATCACGAATAACTGCGTTTTCTTCGTTGAATATGTACTCAGATCTATCAGGACCCATTTTAGGATCTTGTCCCTTTGCAATAAGGTCTTCTTTTAGTGTGCGCTCTACATCCCAGTTTAATGTTGTAGCAGGATAATGCTTAACTACATAACCATCTTTGTCAATTAAATATTTTTCAAAGTTAGCATTCATCATAACTCCACCATCATGTT